TCTGTGCTGAATACAAAATCTTCTACAAGTGATGGTAATGATTTAACTGTACCATCATAAACAAAAAAACCACCTTCCGCTGACATCCACCACACAGCACCATTTGCATAAGACATAGCATGTTGACCAATACATCCACAGTTAGTACCAACTTGTCTAACAGAAAAAGTAAACGGTGGACCAACAAATTGAATTACATAAGCTGCAAGATCAGTTGCTACAAAAATATAGTCTTTACCTTGTATAGCTGCTCTAATTTCATTACCGGTATCTAATCTAAAAGTACCTGCTGTGTTAGTAGCTGTTGGTGCATAAGTATTTAAATCTTCTTGGTTTGAAAATCTTACAAACATAGGGTCTTGTGTAGTAACGTCACCTATAGTTGTTTCTGTACCCATGTGAAATAAATGTCTATCTCTATCTGATACGATAGTAAGTCTAGAAGCCGTTGGGTTTGTAGTGGTTGGAAAGTTTGTTGTTGACTGAGAAGCTCTGATACCTCTAGGAGAGGATGCTCCAGCGTTCCAAGTAAAAGTTTTACCATTAAATATTGTTGCAACAAGAACTTCACCAAAGTTA